GCCACGCAAGACCTTGCGGTGCCGATGCCGTCAACGATACACATGTGAGGAGATGATGGATGTTAAAGCCAAGCGACGTCGCGCTGTTCCAAAAGCGTCTCGACAAGAAAGCCCCCGCGAAGCCGGAACCCAAGAAAGCGCCGGAGCCGCGCGACCCGAAGCCGCCCTCCCCGCCGAAGGCCGCTTAGTTCTATCGGAGCATTTGCCAGAGAGCGCCTTCGTGCGCCTCTCTGTGCCGGAGTCGGAAAAGTATTTGCCGTGTAACCCGTCGATTGCCAAAGACGGCAGCGGTGGACTAAGTTGCTTAGTCCGCACCGTCAACTATGAACTCGGCGAGGAAGACGGCATTTGGTTCCGTGGCGACTCTGCGCCGAACACGCGCAACTACTTCATCACACTGGGTCAAGATTTGAGCCAACAGTCGGTTGCGTGGGTGGACGATTTGATGGTGCGCAACACCCGAACACCAGCCCGGGATGGCCTAGAGGATGGGCGGCTCTTTTGGTGGCGCGACGGTTGGTGGTTTACCGCAACCGCCCTGCACCACGGCCCCCGTGTACGCGGCACAATGGCGCTGTGCAAACTAGATAAGACCACGGTATCGGGCCTAGAGTTCCTGCACAGCCCGCATGGCCGTGAAATTGAGAAGAACTGGATGCCGCTTGCCGAGGGCGATCAGTTGTCGGTGGTGTACATGCACCACCCGTCGGAGTCTTACGAGTATGCCCCGCAGAAGCGCCGGATATGGATGGGCGGCTTCCCGCCGCTTGCTGGTTGGTCTGGCGGTTCGCAGTTGATTCCGTTTGAGGGCGCCTACCTTGGCGTCGTCCACCAGCGCCGCAAGCACAAAAATCGGGTGTATTACGTTCACCGACTGGTGCGCTATAACGGCAACCTCGAGCCCTTCCACGCTGGCCGTGAGTTTTATTTCCGTGGCGAGCAAATTGAGTTCTGCCCCGGGCTGGTAGAGCATGATGGGCGCCATGTCCTATCGTTTGGCGTCAAGGATCGTGAGGCTTGGCTAGTTTCTCTTACGGCGAGCCAGGTTGCGGCCCTTCTCAAGTGACAATAGATAGACCCCTTTTTTCGGCACGGGTGCCGGTTTTATGTATAACCAAGACGGTTCGATGATTGAAAAGTCCGAAGCGGAGATTGGCGCTATTGAGCCAATGTCCGATGAGGAGGTGGAGTCGTTGGTTGGCGGTGAGCTGACCGACGCAACGTCGTTCATTGACGCCGAACTTTCTCCGGTTCGCGCCCGTGCTATCCAGTATTACCGTGGCGAGCCGTTTGGCAACGAAGAAGAGGGACGTTCGCAGGTTGTCAGCACCGATGTGCGCGACACCATCGCTGGCATCATGCCCTCGCTTATGCGCGTCTTCTTTGGTTCGCGCAAGACGGTGCAGTTCACGCCGCGCAGCGTTGAGGACATCCAAAGCGCAGAGCAGGCGACTGATTACGTCAATTATATTTTCAACAACGACAACAACGGCTTCCTAGTCCTGCACAGCGTTTTCAAAGACGCGCTGCGCAGCGCGCTCGGTATTGCCAAGTACGTTTGGGAAGAAAAGGTTGAGATCAAGACCGAGTATTACACGGGCCTTGATGAGGCTGCGCTGACGCTGCTTTTGAGCGAGCGTGACGTAGTGGGCAGTGCCATTGAGTCGATGGATGATCCGTCGTTCAAGCCGCCTGTTGACCCGCAGACACAGCAGCCGCTTGAGGTTGACCCTGCGACGGGTCAGCCTTTTGAGGCGCCGAAGATTTATAACGTAGAACTCAAGCGCGAGTACAAAGACGGTCGCGTGCGAGTTGAGGCCATTCCGCCGGAAGAGTTTTTGGTGGATCGCCGCGCGCGATCCGTCGAAGATGCAACGCTTGTGGCGCATCGCCGCATGATGCGCGTGTCTGACCTTGTGGCGCTTGGCTACGACGAAGAAGAAGTCAGCGCGCAAATGGGCGTCTATGAACTAGACACCAATGATGAGTATTTGGCGCGCAACCCGTATGCCCAGTCTTACGGCCCAGGCGGCACGCAAGACGATAAGCGCGTCCTTTACTGCGAAGCGTACATGCGCATCGACTACGACAAAGACGGCATCTCTGAGTTGCGCAAGGTGTGCACCATCGGCCCCGGCTATAAGATGGTGATGAACGAGCCATGCTCGCACGCGCCGTTTGCGCTTTTCTGCCCAGACCCAGAGCCGCACGCGCTGATTGGCATGTCAATCTTTGACATGACCGCAGACTTGCAGCGCATTAAGTCAGCCATCATGCGCAACATGATGGACTCGCTCTCCCTTGCCATCCACCCGCGAGTCGGCGTGGTAGAGGGGCAGGCCAACATGGACGACGTGCTGAACACGGAAGTGGGCGGCGTGATTCGTATGCGCCAAGCGGGCGCCGTGCAGCCCTTCTCCGTGCCTTTTGTTGGGCAAGCCGCATTCCCCATGCTCGAGTATCTCGACAGTGTGCGTGAAAACCGCACCGGCATGAGCAAAGCGGCGATGGGCCTCGATGCCAACGCACTACAGAGCACCACACGCGCGGCGGTTGCCGCGACCGTTACGGCTGCGCAGCAGCATCTTGAGCTGATCGCCCGGATTTTCGCTGAAACCGGGATGCGCGCCCTGTTCAAGGGCATTCTCAAGCTGGTCGTAGAAAATCAAAACCGCCCGCGTGTGGTGCGCCTCCGCAATCAGTGGGTGCCGATTGACCCACGATCATGGCAGTCGGATATGGACGTTGAAATTGACGTGGCGCTCGGTGGTGGCACCGAAGAGCAGAAACTCGGCGTGCTCACCACGATTTCGCAGAAGCAAGAGCAGATCATGCAGCAGATGGGGCCGCAGAATCCGCTCGTCACACCGTCGCAGTATCGCAACACGCTCGTCAAGATCGCGGAGTTGTCTGGCTTCAAGAACGGCGCAGACTTCTTCCAAGACCCGGCGCAGGTTCCGCCTCCGCCGCCTCCGCCTCCGCCTCCGCCTGATCCGGCGCAAATTCTCGCCGAAGTTGAGAAGCAGAAGATCATGGCTGATATTCAGAACAAGCAGGCGGAACTGGAACTCAAGCGACAGTCGATGCTGCTCGAGGATGACCGCGCGCGCGACAAGCAAGAAGCGGACATCATGCTGCGCGCTTATGAAATTCAGTTGAAGAGCGGAACGGCGGTAGATACGGCGATGATTACGGCGATGATGGATCGTCAGCGCACCGCATCGCCTTCGATACAGCAGCCGGTGTTGCCGGAGATCGTGCCGTTCAACCCGCAGCAGATGGCGCCTGAACCGGCGCCGCAGGCTCCTCCGATGGCTCCGCAAGGTGCTGCTCCGCAGCAACCGCCTCCGCAGGTAATGTGATGCCATGGCAGCACCACTTGAGGGAGTTTTTGTACCACAGCCGCCGAATCCCAACGTGGCGCCTGCGGCATATTCGGCACAGTATCTAAACCAAGCGAACAATCAGCTCAAACTGTATTTGAGTCTGTTGGCCTCAAATCAGTTTGAAATCGTCAAATTTATTAACAGTCTGACGGACTTAAACTTGCTCAACAAGACGAACTTCGACGCTTTCGGTCGTCTGCGCACGTCAACACCGCACACGCTGTTTGACAGCCAGAACCGTTACGCCAAAGACCCGCAATTTAGCGAATCGCTTGCGGGATCGGCGACGTGTACCCATTTGGCGAACGAGTCGTCTGTTGCGATGAACGTGACGACGGCCTCTGGCGATGAGGTGATACGGCAGAGCAAGCGTGTGTTCCCGTACCAGCCTGGCAAGTCGATGCTCATCATGTGCACGTTTGCCATGGCGGCAGGCGCGACAAACTTGCGGCAGCGGGTTGGGTATTTCAATGCGAATAATGGCATATTTTTGCAGCAGAACAACAACGCGCTGTCGCTCATTATTCGCACCTACACGAGCGGCTCTGCAAGCGATGCGAGAGCGGTCGCGCAAGCCGACTGGAATGGCGATAAATTAGACGGCAGCGGTGCAAGTGGGATCACGCTTGATGTCACCAAGACCCAGATATTCTTCATCGACTTAGAATGGCTGGGTGTTGGCACGGTGCGCTGCGGCTTCGTCATCGACGGTCAGTACATTGTTGCTCACACGTTCAACAATGCGAACTCGCTGTCGTCGGTGTACATGCAGACCGCGATCCTGCCGGTGCGCTATGAAATCAGAGCGACGGGTGCTCTGGCTGCCTCAAAGACCCTCAAGCAGATTTGCTCAACGGTCATCTCTGAAGGTGGCTATGAGCAAAAGTCTGCGCTGACTTGGGCACGCCGCACGACGGAATTGACGGGCATTGGAACGTCATTTGTGCCGATTGTGTCAATTCGCATGAAATCTGCGAACCTTGGCGCAGTGGTCATTCCAAACGGCTTTTCATTTATGCCGACCTCGGCATCAGACTATTTTGAGGTGGCATTGATTAGGAACGCGACACTCACTGGCGCGTCTTATTCAAGTCTTTCGACGAATGTGGAATACGATGTCGCAGCAACCGCGCTCACAGGCGGTGAAATTGTAAAGTCAGACTTCACGTCATCCGGCGTGCTGTCAGGAAACACGATCAACGATCCTTCAACGTATAACTTTGACTTGCAGCTCGGCTCCACGATTGCGGGGACGAGCGACGTTTTTACACTCGCAGCGCGAGTGATTACCGGCACCGGAGACGGAATCGGTGCGTTGTCTTATTGGGACTTGACCGATCCTTAACCATTGACCTGATAGTAGGGTGTTGAAATGAGCAAGATTTTTAAGGGCAAGAGCAGGAGCAGCCAGCAGGAGCAGGTGTTGCAGCCGCTGCAAGGCTATCAGGGCGACCCGTTTGCTTCGGTAATGGGCGGATATGGGCAGGCTTATGGCGGTGGCGGGTATAACCCATTTGCCGTAGGCACTGGCGCATACAATCCATTTGCCGGTGGCATGGGGATGGGTATGGGCGGCGGCATGGGCGGCTATAGCGACCCATTCGGCGCTGGTGGCGGCACTTTCAACCCTTACGGTGGTGGCGGAATGGGCGGCTTCGGCACGTCCTTCGGCGGTGTTGGCGCTGGCGGCATGGGCGACTTCGGCGGTATGGCTGGTGGCGCTGATCCAAACGTAATGATGGGCCAGTACCTTGGGCAGCAATACTATGGCGGCGGCGCCTTCAATCCGTTTGACCCGTCCGGCATGGGCGGTATGGGCGGATTCGGCGGCGGTCGTGGCATGGGCGGCGGTCGCGGTATGGGCGGTGGCCGTGGCATGGGTGGCCGTGGTCGCGGCGGCGGGCAGCAGTTCTCTGGCTTTGACCTTGGCGACTTAGACATTGATGCGATTATCAATAGCCTAAACCCTCAACAGCCAGCACCGCCTCCTGCTCAAGGCGGCGCACCGAACATCCCAATGGGGCCGACTGGCGGCGCTCAAGGAATGCCTGAAGAAGTGCCGACGGGCGGCGGTCGTCCGTCATCGCCTTTCTCTGAGCAGATACCGCAGCAGCCTGAAATGATCCCGCCCGCCATTGGGCAAATTCCGCCGATTTCTCTTCCTGGCGGAGCTGCAAGCGGATACATGCCGCAGCCGACTCCGGCGCCTACGCCTGAAGTTCCTGCTGTGCTTCCGCCTCCGCCCCAACCTCAGCAGGCTATGCCGCAGCCTCTTCCGCAGCCTCTTCCGCAGCCTTTGCCGCCCCCGCCGCAAATGCCGCCCCCGCCGCCGCTGCCTCCGCAGTTCTCTGCGGCGCCGATTTCGTTGCCGCCGCCGTTCCAAGCAATGCCGGAAGAGTTGGCGCAGCGGCCTATGATGCGTCCGCAGCCCGAGCCTCAACCGGCCCCTGCGCCAGTTGCTCCGCCTCCGGCGGTTGCTCCTGCGCAGTCTATTCTTGCTCCCAAAGCAGCAAAAGCGCCTGCTAAAAGGGCTCCTCAGCCCGCGCCGTCTAGGGCGAGAGTAACGGCGACAGGCTCAAAGTCGGTTGCAGCGCCCGCTGCTGCGCCCATCATTCCGCCGTCGTCAGTTGAGCCGACGCCTCAGCCGTCATCGAGAATCTTGACGCCGTTTCAATCGCAGCAGTTTGCTCCGATTTCTATTGAGATGACGCCGCAAGCGCCTGCACCTGCACCTGCACCTGCACCTGCCCCGCAGATGCCGATGCCGTTGCCACCGGCTTCTTTCACGCCGTCGATGCTGCAACAGCCTCCGATGCAGCAACTTCCGCCGAATGTGCCGATGATGCCGCCTCCGATGGTTGAAGCGCCGCCGATGTTGCCGCCGGATATTTCCGCTGCGCCAATGAATATGTCAAACTTTGATTTGGCAGAATTCCCCGGCGCAAGAGGCAGCCGCAACAGGAGGATAGGATAATGAAGCAAGGTCTTTACGCAAACATTTGGGCCAAGCGTGAGCGCATTGCAGCCGGTAGCGGCGAGAAGATGCGCAAGCCTGGTACAAAGGGCGCGCCGTCGGCCAAGGCTTTCAAGGCAGCGGCGAAGACGGCGAAGAAGCGCAAGTGAAGACGCCGGCTTGGCAGCGCGCTGAGGGCAAGTCCAAGAAGGGCGGCCTCAACGCCAAAGGGCGTGCGTCGTACAAGGCGCAGACCGGCGGTACGTTGAAGCCACCCGTCAAGGGCGAGGCTAAGACGCCAGAGCAGTTGCGTCGGAAGGGATCGTTTCTGACGCGCATGGGGTCGATGCCGGGATTGCTATTTGACGAGCAAGGCGATAAAACACGCTTGAAACTTTCGCTTGAGGCGTGGGGTCACAAAGGCGACAAAGCAAGCGCCGTGGCTAAAGGCCGAAGGCTATTGAAGCAATACAAGTCGAGGAAAGACTAATGCCAAGCAAATCCGCCAAACAAGCCCGCCTTATGGCCGCAGCCGCTCACGACCCAGAATTCGCCAAGCGCGTCGGCGTGCCCATGAAAGTCGCCAAAGAATTTAACAAGGCCGACAAGGGCGGCAAGCTCTTGAAGAAGGCGATGAGAAAGAAGCCTAAGAGCGGCCTTCTCGCTTGAGCGAGCGCAACCCCTACATCGACGCCCGTAAGGGGCAAGAAGCCAAAGACCTCCTCGAGAACCCGATTCTCGTGGAGGCTTTTGCCGTCTTGGAGGGCGAGTACCTCAAGGCGTGGCGGCAGAGTAAGCCCGCCGACCAAGAAGAGCGCGAGCGGCTATGGCTTGCCGTGTGCCTTCTTGAGGAAATCCAGCGCCATCTGCGGATCGTGGTTGAGAACGGCACGATGGCAAAGCGTGACATAGATAAGTTAAGCGGTAGGAAATAACCGCTTGAATACCGCAAAATAGAATTATGAGCGAAACCGGCACGGGTGTACCCCCGGGAAACGTACAATCTCCGCAGGATGCTTTCGAACAAATGCTCGCCGCCGATGAAGGCGAAAACGAGTTGATCGAAACTGAAGGTGGGGAAGATGAGGTGCTTGAGGCAGAGGCTAGCGAGTCCGATGCCGAGAGCGATGAGCAAACCGAAGGCGATGAGGAAGCCGATGAGGCGCCACAGTCGGGCCAGACATTCCGCGTCAAGGTTGACGGGGAAGAAGTCGAGGTGCCGCTGGATGAGCTGCTGAAGGGCTATTCACGCACCGCGGATTACACGCGCAAGACGCAGGCTATTGCTGAGGCCCGAAGACAGGCTGAAGCAGAAGCGGCAGCAGCGCGGGAAGAGCGGCAACGGTATGCGCAGACATTGGAAGTGCTTGATGCGCAATTGCGCACGCTGCAACCGCCTGACATCGACTGGGATCGTCTCTACAAAGAGAACCCGGTCGAGTGGGTGAGACAGCGCGAAATTCATCGCACCAGGCAAGAGCAGGCAAGTTGGGTGCAAGCCCAGCGCGCGGCTCTGGTTGAGAAGCAGCAGCAGGAAGAGCAGATTGAGCAGGCGCAGACCCTTGAGGCTGAGCGTGCCAAGTTGTTCGAAGCACTACCGGAATGGCGCGACGCTGATAAGGCGCGCGCTGAGAAGGCGAAGATCGTATCTTATGCAACCGAAAGACTCGGCTTTACGGTCGAAGAGATTTCGGACATTTACGATGCAAGAGCCGTGGTGGCCCTGCGCAAGGCGATGCTCTTTGACGAACTGATGAGCAAACGAGATCAGATGCGTCCAAAGATCATGCAGAAGGCGAAGCCGATGAGGGCTGGCGCCACTTCCAACCCGCAATCTTCCAAGGTCGTAGCATCCAAGGCGGCTCTTTCTAGACTCGCAAATAGTGGTAGCCACAGAGATGCGGCTGCTGTGTTTGAACAGTTTATAGATTGAGGTAATTTCAAATGTCCCAGACAGCAAATACTTTCGATACCTTTGCCGCCAAGGGTATCCGTGAGTCTCTCTCGAATGTTATCTACAACATCTCGCCCGAAGAGACTCCGTTTATGTCGAACATCGGTCGTGAGAACGTCAAGAACACTTACTTTGAGTGGCAGACGGACTCGCTCGCCGCCGCTTCGACGACCAACGCGCAGGTTGAAGGTGACGACGTGTCGTCCTACGACTCGACCGCCGCCACGACCCGCATCGGCAACTACACGCAGGTCAGCCGCAAGACCGTCCTCATCTCGGGCACGCTCGAGTCGGTGGACAAGGCTGGTCGTCGCTCGGAACTGGCCTACCAGCTTGCCAAGCGTTCTGCCGAACTGAAGCGCGACATGGAGTCGATCATGCTCACCAACCAAGCGGCTGCTGCCGGCTCGGCTGGTGTCTCGACGGCTCTTCGCAAGACTGGCTCGCTCCTCGCGTTCCTGAAGTCCAACACGGACAAGGGTACGGGCGGCGCTGACCCGGTTTACACTGCCAAGCCGGATGCGACCCGCACGGACGCGACCGACGCCAACCTCCGCACGTTCTCTGAGACGATCCTCAAGAGCGTGATCCAGAAGGTGTGGGCTGCCGGTGGCACGCCGAAGATTCTCATGGTCGGCCCGGTCAACAAGCAGCGCGTGTCGGGCTTCGCGGGTATCGCGGAGATTCGTCGCGAAGTCACGGGCAACAAGCCCGGCGTCATCATCGGCGCTGCCGACGTGTACGTTTCGGACTTCGGCGCGGTGTCGGTTGTCCCCAACCGCTTCCAGCGTGAGCGTGATGCTTTCGTGCTCGATCCTGAGTACGCCAGCGTCGCCTTCCTGCGTCCCTTCCAGACGGTTGAACTTGCGAAGACCGGCGACGCCGAGAAGCGCATGATCGTTGTGGAGTGGGGCTTGAAGGTCAACACCGAAGCCGCGCACGGCCTCGCCGCTGACCTCACCACGACTTGATTGTAGTGGTATAAACTTAGGGGCGGCGGCAATAGGGCCGTCGCCCCTGAGTTGAGGAACGCATGAATTCGTCAGGAAAGCGCCTTTTTGACTATGACCCGCTAACGGGTACGACAAAGTGGTGGCATTACGATGCCGACAAAGATGAGGCCACGATTGAGACGGTCTTTGAAGTTGGCGACCTGATTGAGCGAAACAAAAGAGAGTACGCGAACACGGACGAACGTGCTCGGTACGGCGAGTGGAGCAAGGTGGCATCTATTCCGATGGCGCTTTTCTACCGACTCAAGAATGAAGGGATCGTTGACGATCCAAAGAAAATGAAGGCTTGGTTGAACGATAGAGACAACCAACTCTTCCGAACACGCGCGGGGCGTGTATGAGCAGATCAATAGCGATATTGGTGCCTGCTCGGGATACGGTGATGACCTCGTTCGCCTATGACCTAGCGCGAGCGATGAGTTTTCACACAGCGACAACAGATGACCGTGTTCTGCTCTTCACGAGCCACGGAACTCTGATCGCCTCTCAGAGAATGGAGCTTGCGCGTCAAGCACTAGATGAGAAGGCGGACTTTCTCCTCTGGCTTGACTCAGACATGCGGTTCCCGAAGGAAACCATCGGGCACCTGATTCTGCGCGACAAGCCCATCGTGGCTGCTAACTATTCGACACGTCGTATGCCGGTCAAGCCGGTGGCGATGATGGACGGTGGCGGCAAGATTGACCGGGTATATACCGGCCCAGAGTCCGAAGGGCTACAGCCTGTCGATTATGTCGGCATGGGTGTGATGATGACGAAGCGAGAGGTGTTCGAGAAGTTAGAGGCACCGTGGTTTGCAATCCCGTACTCCACAGTCGGGAATCACTACATCGGCGAGGACGTGTTCTTCTGCCGCAAGGCCAAAGAGGCCGGGTTTGAGGTGCTTTTAGATCACGACCTTTCGCAGCATGTTAAACACATCGGCACGTTTGAGTACTCCCACGAGGGTGCTTGGGCGATGAAGGAAGAGTTAGATGGCCCTAAACTCATACAGCGCACTTAGGACAAGCATCGGCGACTGGCTCAACCGTGACGACCTCACGGCAGTCATTCCCGACTTTATCTCGCTTGCCGAGGCGCAGATGGAGCGTCGCCTGCCGACGCAAAAGATGGTCAAGCGTGCCAACGCCACCATCGACACGCCGTTCTCTGCGCTGCCGTCTGACTTCCTGTCCGCCAAGTCGCTGGTGTTGACCTCCACGGCTCCGGTGCAGCCTTTGGTGTTTCTCACCGAAGATGAACTGGACGCAAAAAAATACGTCTATCGCACGACGGGCAAGCCGCAGTATTTCGCTCTGATCGGAAACCAGATCGAAGTGCTGCCCGCGCCGGATACGAGCTACACGGCAGAATTGACCTATGTGGCGACGCTGGCAAAGTTATCCGACAGCAACACGTCAAACTGGGTGCTCGAGCGGCATCCTGACGTGTACTTATACGGATCGCTTCTGCAAGCCGCCCCGTACCTGCGCGACGATGAGCGCGTGGGGCTTTGGGCTAACCAGTACCAGTCTGCGATTGAAGACATGATGTTGCAAAACGAGCGTGCGGCGTTTAGTCAGGGCCGCGCAGCCATGACCGTTAAACCGACGAGGGTGATCCCGTGAGTGCATTTTCAGACTATCTCGAAAACAAGGTCATGCTGCATGTGTTTGGCGGCACCGCATATACTGCGCCGTCAACGCTGTACCTGGCTCTTTACACCGTTGCACCGACCGACACTGGCGGTGGCACTGAGGTGAGCGGCACGGCGTATGCGCGCCAGACCGTCGCCTTCACGGTGACGAATGACACGGCGAGCAACACGTCTGCGGTGGAGTTTCCGACCGCAGGTTCTTCGTGGGGCACGATTGTTGCGGTGGGCGTGTTCGACCAGTTGACGAGCGGAAACCTGCTCGCATACGGCAACCTCACTGCCAGCAAGACGATTGCCTCTGGGGACGTGTTCCGAGTGCCTGCTGGCGACCTAGACATTACGTTGGCCTAAGACGTGGCCGGTTACGGCAGCGGCTTATACGGGCGTGGCAACTATGGCATAGACCCCAAAGAGGGGGCAGCCACGCTAAATGCCTCGACGACTTTGGTGGTTGCCGGGGTACGCATCCAGCAGGGTGCGGCGACGTTAAATGCTGCGGCTACGGTCGCGGTGAGTGCGGTGAGGGTGCAGCAGGGTGCTGCGGCCCTTAGCGCGGCGGCAACGCTCACAGCGACCGCCAATCGGGTGCAGAACGCGGCGGCTGCCTTGTCCGCTGCGGCGACGCTAACCGCTGCGGCGGAGCGTATCCAGCAAGGCGCTGCGGCGCTTAACGCGACCAGCAGCCTCTTGGCGTCGGGGCAGCGTATCCACAGGGGTGCGGCTGCGCTGCTCGCTGAGACGACGCTGACGGCGACAGGCAACCGGGTGCAGTTTGCATCCTGCGCCATCTTGGCAACCTCCTCGGTGGTCGTCTCTGGACGGCTCAAGTGGGAGGTGGTGCCGGATACCGCAGAGAGTTGGACGGCGCTGCCGGATACGGCGGAGAGCTGGACGGCAGCGAGCGACACGGTGGTTGCGTGGACTCCGGTGAGTGACACGGCAGAGACATGGACGCCGGCAAGTGATACGGCGAAGAGTTGGACAGAGAAAACACATCCGGCCTATTTGCAGGCCGCTTGAGGTAGAGAAACATGGCTGACACGAATACCACCAACCTTTCCCTCGTCAAGCCGGAGGTTGGCGCCTCTGCTGATACTTGGGGCGGGAAACTCAACACCAACCTCGACACGATTGATGGCATCTTCGCCCCCGGCGGAAATGGCACATCGGTAGGGTTGAACGTCGGCTCGGGCAAGACGCTCAATGTCTCCTCTGGCACGCTCACCCTCGCCGACAACCAAATCAGCGGCGATAAGGTCGAAGGCGGCACGATCAACGCCATCACGATCAACACGTTGACCTCCACGGCGGTCAACGCGACGACCGTAGATGCGACGAACGTAGAAGTTACGAACATTAAGGCGAAGGATGGCACGGCTGCTGCCACGATTGCCGACTCGACTGGCATTGTCTCGCTCTCTGCTAACCCCATCCTCTCCGGCGGCACCGCCAACGGCGTGTTGTATTTGAACGGCAGCAAGGTGGCGACGAGTGGGAGTGCGCTGACGTTTGATGGAACGTTACTTTCGGTTGGCGGAGCCACAAATGGAAGTCGTTTTGCTGTAAAGGGAAGCGGCGCTTTTGGCGGCTTTGATACTGGCGCTGCGGCGGATGGCCGAATTGAGTATGCGTACAACGGCACCAATATTTTCTACACGGGCATAGACAGTTCCTCGTTGATGACGCTGCTGGCGCGTAGCGGGGTGTCTCTTGCTTTTGGCGCAAATGGTTCAGAAGGTATGCGCCTCACCTCCACCGGCCTCGGCATCGGCACGAGCAGTCCGGCTGTCCCGCTTGATGTTGTTTCCAACTCTGGCTCAAACGGCATCAACATTCGGGCGAGAAGTTCCAACGACTACGGATTCTTAAACTTCAAGTCAAACGACGGATCAGACACCGCAGGTTCCATCGCAGCGTTACGAGCGGGCGTAAACTCTGGCAGTCTTTTGTTCTATACCGGAACTACGGAAAAAGCACGGCTAGATACGTCTGGAAATCTCGGCATCGGGACGAGCAGTCCGAACTATTTAATGACGATGTACAAAGCATCGTTGCCGATTTTGCAAATTGCCAATTCAACATCTGGATCAGGAGCGTCAGATGGATTGCTGATGTACCTCAACGGTGCAAACGCTACGCTGTCAAACGAGGAAAGCGGCTATCTGCGTTTTCAGACTGCTGGAACGGAGCGTGCAGTCATAGACTCCTCCGGCAACGTCGGCATCGGGACGAGCAGTCCGGCGTATAAGTTGGATGTATCCGGAACAAATGACCAGTATATACGAGTAACGACGACTACTGCTGGCGGCTATGCGGCTGGAATACGCATGAATTCCACGGGTTCTCGCGAGTTTGGAATCTTTGCCGATAGCAGCATGAGATTTTATGATTTCACTGCTTCCGCAACTCGCTTAACGCTTGACTCCTCCGGCAACCTCGGTCTGGGCGTGACGCCGAGTGCGTGGAGTGGGTTAAAAGCAATACAAGTTGAAAATGCGTCATTGGCTGGTTGGACTTCCGACAAGACAGCGATGTATTTGAGTGCCAATAGTTATTATGACGGCAGTAATTTCAAATACATCTCCAACGGCGCCGCAAACCAGTACCGTCAGCAGGCTGGCGCACACGTTTGGTACAACGCAGCCTCCGGCACCGCAGGCAACGCGATCACGTTCACGCAGGCTCTAACGCTGGATGCGTCGGGTAATCTGCTGGTTGGCAAGACGGTTACAACCAATACAACCCCCGGAATTGCCATATCAAGCGGACTTTATGCGGCGACGGCATCAAGCACTTCAACGAATCTTGCAACTAATAATGGTGCCGCGCTAAATCTAATTAACAGTTCTGCCACGGACGGAAACTTCTCAAACATCGGTGCGTACAACAGCAACGGTTTGGTGGTGTCACAGATTGACTTCATCAACGTCAACCATGCAAGCCGAACTGGAGATATAGCGTTTCTGACGCACAACGGGTCTTCGCTTCTTGAACGCGCACGCATCACGGCGGGGGGTTACAGCAAGTTTAGTAATGCGGGGACGTATCAGGGCAGTACAGGCTCATATCACGAACTGCGACAAAGTGCAGACGAAACTATTGCATTTGTAACAAATACAGCGAATTCATTAGATGGAACTGTTCGTGGTATTAGAGTGCTGTATAACAATGCCACTCCAAACAACACAACAAATAATTTTTTGTATTGTGATGACAGCACACAACTTCGCGCTTCTATCCGCTCCAACGGCGGCTTGGCTAACTACCAGTCTAACAACGTAGACCTGTCAGACG